GTGTTATCTGTCAGCGCCTTGCCCTGAGCGCGAACATAGTAGCGGTCAACGAGCGTGTTGGCGGTCGTGCCGGTCGCTGCCGAGAAGGCACTTTGCAACTTTATATCGCCGCTAGCCGCCGTGCCGGTTGACTTACCGCCAGCAATTTGCGCCGCGCCACCGACTTTATCCGTGCCCGTTCCGCCCGTTCCGTTAAGCGTCCAGTCGGTGGCGGTCGCACTCAATGGCCCCTTGCCAAGGTAGGCGTTATTGATTGGACTGGCTTCGGAACCGGCAACAAACTCATTAGTAGCTCCAGCCGCTGACGGCTCAACCGTGGAACCGAGCAGGATATTCGCCGTGCCGGTTGTGAGGGTCAGCGCGCCAGACGCTCCGATAATAGTATTCGTCCCGCCAGACATATTGCCGCCAGCGTGGTAGCCAAACGCCGTATTATCGTTGACGGTCTGGCTAGCATCGCCCGCGCGGAAGCCCATGAAGGTGTTGCGAACGCCGCTGGAGTTAATCAGTCCTGAGCCAAAACCAACGAACGTGTTTTCATTGGCGGTGTTTGATTGGCCCGATGATGTTCCCACAAATGTATTACTGGCTTGTGTATTTCCAGAGGCAGAGCCGCCAGAGTCAGAACCGACGAACACATTAGAGCTGGTT